CGTCAAAATTACCTGACGGTAGACCAGATACAAACGGAAATTATGTATGGATACATGATACCAAAGGACAAGAATGCCCGAGTATGGCACATGTAGCTCTTGTAGAAAAAATGAGAACAAGGGATTCAAACAGTGCGCCTAAACCGGGAGACCGAGTACCATTTGTATATATTAATATAGGTGATCCCAAAGCGTTAAGTTGGAAAAAAACAGAAGATCCAAGTTATGTAATTGAAAATAATTTACCAACTGATAACTTATATTATCTCGACCATCAGTTAAAAAACCCACTTAAAACAATTTTTGATATTCTTTTGGGAGAAGTAAAATGTGAAGAAATGTTCAATAGACCATCGGTGATCAAAGCAAAACAAAATGAAAAGAAGCTTATAGCAGAACAAAAAAGAATAAAAGAAGGTAATAAAGATATTCGTTCATTCTTTACTGTTAAAATTTAAAATTTAAAATTTACGGAGTGTCTTTATGTGACGACCAAATTGAGAAATCCGTTGACTCAGTGTTGGTAGCTTAATTGTGTCTTTGTTTATATAATAAATATATGCAACTACAACAAGTACAATTATTAAGATCATAATCCATACCCAACTGTTACATGTTTGGCCGAATTTAGAGACAGACCCCGTGGTGCTAACCCCCCCTTTACCGGGTGTAATAACAACATGTAAATTATTTATAATTGGTCCTGTGTTATCATTAACAACATGTTGTTCTATACATATTACATATTTACCATCAAACGATATCTCTCTGAGATGGATCTTACCTTTAACTTTCATCCCGTTATTATCACGGTCTGCGTGTATCACCCCTAAATTAATTCTACCATTTCTCTCCGTATAGCAAAGTATACCAATTGATGCTTTGGGGTCATTGCTGAAATCAATATCGTAATCAATATCGACAACTACATGTCCGGTGAATTTATATTTACCTAATACTACATTACCAACTCGTACACCATTATTTATCATGAGTTCAACAGGACGAGTTGATAATTCTAGCTCAGGGAACATATTCTTAACTGGTTGATTAAGAACACCGAGCATGCTACCAGGGCAAAATGATTTTAGTGTATTAATCATAATTTTCTTGGCCTCGGCTTCGTCCACTACACCATTTACCGATGCGCTAAAAATACTAGTTTTGATAAGATTATTAAGGGCTTCCTTTAAATCATTAATAGCTGTATGTGAAATATGTACACCCATTGGTGAATTTTTAAATTCATTTATAATTTTATCATGCTGTGTAATTAACATAGTAATCATCTCATTGGTGGTCATACTTTGATTATCATATGGTGATGGTGGCATATGCTCGATTCTATATATAATATTTGGGATTAATTCCTGACAACCAATTTGCTGTACAGCCCTGATTAGTCCTTCAGTCGCATTGATTATGTTAGTTGACTTTTGGTCAACTGCTTTATAAGAAAACCCGAGGTTCTTAGTACCGCTAAATAATTTCCCGAGCGAATTCATGTTGCGATTCTTGTAATTCTCAAAAATATTTTAATTAAATTATTAATTGAAATTAAAATATTTTTAACCAATTTGTCATTAAGATTTTTCGGAATAATTCCAAGATCATCTTTTCTTATGTTTTTGTCGTTGTTCACACCAACAACAAAGGATTTTATAGTTCCCGTTTCCATGGTTTTTACAAAAAGGTTACTTGTAATATTATCGTTAAACGCTTTAATTGGAGTATGCGAGACCGCCCATACCGGACATGATGCGAAGAACATTGTAGTTAACGGCAAAGATCGTAAGAGCACTGACAGCAGCGCCACTGAAAGCAAGCTGAGCAGTGTCGATACGAGAAAAGTTACATGTTCCACTGGGTTGGTGTTCCTCAGGGCGAAGAGCGAAGCTATAAACAGCGATGGAGTCAGCAACACCAGTTGCTCCGAACCCAGTGTGGCAATCCCATATCTGGTTACGAGTGAAGTACTTAATGTTGCGTGCGGTGAAGCGATCGGTTCCGTTAAGAATGATCTTGGTTTGCATAACCGAAGTACCAGCGTTGCCAGATGCGACAATTGCCGAAGGAGTGGCGCCACCGAGAACATTGTCGGCATAAGAACTACCCGCAGCGCTGTTAGCAACGAGAGGCTGTGGTGAACCGACCCAGACAAGTTCCTTTACAGGGTGGTTAAAGTTGAGGCGGATCGTGCTACCAGTACCGGTTGAGGCTGCTTCCTGTTGGAATTGGAGCTGGTCGATGAGGTACTCATGGGCATTTTGGGCAAACTGGCGGCGCTCTGTGGTGTCAAGGTAAACATAGTCAGCATAAACAGCAAAACTAGAACTCTTGAGGCCACTGGTATAGGCGCCGTTTATGTAGGCGCTTGCAAGCGCGAACTGGATATTGAATTTGACTTCATGGTACTGAAGGGCAATGAGTGGAATGGCGAGACCAGGGTTACGGCAGAACCAGAAACGCATGGGAATATAAGCCTCAGTGGGGGCACCTGTTGTACTGGTAGCGGATCCAGACTGATGGGTATAAGACATGCGCTGGTACTTGGTAGAAGCAGCGTATGTATCGAGGTATGAAGCACCTCCATTGACAGCGGGTTCTTGGCCTGATAGCGTAAGTTCACCCTGAGCACCAGTGGGGTTGCATTCTACAAGATCGCGCCATACAGTAAGCCAGAGGCCGTATTGGCGATCAATGAGCTGACCACCGATTTCAAGCTCGAGTTGGTTGAAGATTGCGTGAGAAATGTCCGCAGCCATACCACTAGAACTTGATACGAGTTTGCTGGGGTCGTACTGGCACCAGAGATTCTTGAGAAGATCTCCGTTGCGGCTGATTGTAACAGAGACACGGGCACCGGCATCAATTGAGCCGTTAATGGTTTGTTGAATGGACTCGATGGCGAAGTTGGTGTGGCGGCGGTAAACAGACTTGAAGAAGGTGATTTGGGGCTGACCTGTAAGGTAAATGTCCTGGGAACCGTAGGCGACAAGTTGCATAAGACCTCCTCCCATTTTTGTGTATGTGTACTTTTTATAATTATTTTTTTTTCTTCGAAAATTACGAAAATTAATTTTAATTACTATAAGTTAATCCTCCCATACCGGACATTATTCTCAAGACATTGTAACAAGGTGCGTATACAGTATAACCAGGTAATTCGCCGTAATTTTCTAGAGGTGTTCCGTCGATATTTCCAGGGGATGTATCGTTTCTTAGATAAAAATTCAGTTGAGACGAATCTATTCTGCTAAAATTACACGAACCGCTCGGTTGATGTTCTTCAGGTTTTAGAGCAAACGAATATACATAAATGTAACCCTTAGGTATCCTTGTATGATGGTCGTAACATTGTACTAATTTAAAGTATTCTCCAGGTCGTTCCTTAAAGCGATCGGTTCCGTTTAAAATGAGTTTGAAATTGTAAAGTGGAGCAAATTGAGAAGGGGTTCCTTTAGGAATTTTATTGATTCCTATACTAAAATCGTTGAGAGGAGCGTATGTTCCATTCCGGTTAAAAACCCATACCAATTCTTTTGTAGGATGATTTAAATTAAGTCTTATAACATTTTCATCTGTTTTACTTTGTACATTTCCTGATTGGCTTTGAACTTGTTCTATGAGGTATTCATGTGGATTTTGAGCAAACTTTCTTCGTTCTGTTGTGTCTAAATAATAATAAGTATTGAATATTTGAAAACTTGTAAATTGAGGTATTATCCCATTGGGTATTACTTGTCTGTAACTATTATCCTTTACACCAACCAATAAATTTTGAAACTTTTCAAATGTTATCTTGACCCTTATCTCGTGGTACTGTAATGCTACCAAGGGTATAGCCAAACCAGGATTCCTACAAAACCAGAACTGAAGAGGAACAAAAAGCCGTGAACCTGGAGCAGCAGCTACATCGTAAGGTTCCCATGAGTTACCGTTGTAGTTTTTACCTACCATTTGAGAAAATCCATTTATATGAGATTCGTTAAGATTTAGTTCAGACCAAATGTCCATCCATTGTCCATATTGTTCATCTATTTGTTGTGCTCCTATTTCAATTGATACATACTTTATGAGGTAATTACCAATTCCCTGAATCCATCCAACGGAATCATAAGTATTTGGGTTTAAAATATAACCAGATGGATCAGGTAAACCTACCTGAAGCACAATGTTACCAAGAAGATCTCCGTTACGGGCAATAACTACTGTTATGTTTCCTCCAAAATTAATATTTCCGTCAACAAGTTGAACAATTGATTCCATGGAAAAATTGGTACATCTTTGGTACACTGCTTTAAAAAATGTTATTTGTGGGTTTGTAGTTAGATAAATATCTTGGGATCCATAGGCAGCCAATTGAACAAGACCACCTCCCATCTTTTTATTTTAAGTTATTTTATTTTTTAAGTGTATTCTTTTTTCACACTTTTAAATAAATGGATATCGTTTGAATTTTTACATTTTCTGACACACCACCCTTTTTCCAATAAACTAAATATAAAAAGGGTTCTCAAAATAATAATACAACTTATTTTATCCATTGATTATTATTTTTATTTAAAGAATCAATTTTGAACAAATAAAAAATAATTGTTATATAATAATGAAACCCGTTTTAGAACTAAATATAGGTATAGTATTGAATTATAAAAAAGCAGAAAAAAAGAAAGACGAACTTTACTGCGTAAATAAATTTCCATGGTTAGCATTGGCAGGGGACCAAGAGCATAAACCACTCACTATAACTAGCAAAAAAGGTAAAATTTGCGTTCCAGCAGATGTAGCCATTGGTGTTTTTCTTGAGAATTTATCAAATCAATCAAATGGAGAAGTCAAGATCAATGTTGATTATATAACACCTGATTCCATAAGCATAAATCGCTTTAAACAAAATGACATCGTTTACATCATAATTTACGATCTCTTAGAATCATTTCATTTAAGTGATCGTTCAAAGTTTGAAAATTTTAAGAATGTTTTACAAAATAGCCCAAATGTATACCCTCCCTACGATTACCAGAAATTCATCAATAATAAGTGTACATACTACAAGTACCTTTCAAATAAAAATATACCTGTAGCACCTACACATTGTATATCCAAAAAAAAATGGTTAAAGAGAGACTCAGATTCTTATGTCAATAAACTTTTAACAAAAATAAAAGACAACAAATGGAAATCAGTTATAGCGAAACCTGTTTATGGACAGGAATCAAAGGACTTTGCTAAATTTGTTACCGACAAAGGTATGGATACCCAAAAAGAAAAAATATTAAAGTACCTTTCCAAAAACATTCCAAAATACAAGTCAATTGTCATACAGGAATACATACCTGGTTTCGATAAATCTAATCCTGAATATCGTACATACTTTATCGACGGTATTTACGCCTATACAGTAGTAACAACCGATGAACTAGTCGAAACACCCGTTCAAGAAGGTGGTAAATTTAAAATACCAAGTTCGCAATGGAATTACATAATGCGTTTTTCTCAAAAGGTTATGGATTCTCTACCAAAATTTGACTTAAATAACAAAAGTCCAATTTTAACAAGAATAGATCTGGGGTCGGGGTTAGAAGGAGTGCCTTATACACTTTTTGTAAACGAAGTTGAATTTGTACCGAGTTTGTACATAGAAGACCAAGACTTCCCAGTTGTTGAAGAAATAGCCAAGAGTCTTTTGGAGGTATCGGTAGAATACCACTTTGCTAAAAGTTTACCTGTTAAAGTGAGGTTTTAAAGGTAAAGTCTATTAAACTTTGTGCGATCTGTTCTACAATAATGACATGAACGGTTATTTTCTGTTTTTAATTTACAATCGGTACACAGTGTATGACCACATGGGTCGATGTACCACGAAATTTGGTTTTCCATACAAATTGAACAAACAGTTGGATGTAACCCTGAAAGTTCGGTTAATACCTTTTTAAGAAAATTAAATTCTGATTTTATACCTTGATCTATTTTAACAAGGTTGTCAATATCAAGTTCTTTGTAGTACCATTCTATGCGGTCATTTAATATATCTTGTAAATGAGAGTCTTTTTCTGAAAGATTTTGTTTTGTAATATCAGCAATTGATTTGACAGTATTTAAAATATTATTACAAAAAGTATCGTAAAGGCGCCTGCGTTCGTCAAGAAGTAATTCGTGTTCAATTTTCTTTACATACATTGTAGCGATTTCTCTCTTTGTCTTGGAAATAGTTTCCTGTGTTTTTAGCACATTGTATTTTAATTCTAATTCTTTGTATTCAGAATCAGTTAAATCTACATCATCAGTTTCTGAACAAACAAATAGTTTTTCACTTATTTTATCGAATACACTATTGTATATTCCTCTTTCATAGAAAGAATCTCTTTCATCTAATAAATCAAATAAATCACGGTTTGTTCTTGGGTCAGAAGTACGGGTGTATATGAAACTTGAATTTGAATTATTTTCGTTAAATGCTAAGTAATTTAAATTCATTTAATTTCATTTAATTTGTTTTCTTTAAATCAAATTCTCGTAGATCCTGGTAACAAAATGGGCATTTTACGGAATTATCAAACCACTCGTAACAACACCCATTACACATTTTCTGATTACAACAGTGTAATTTTTTAAAATTTATGTGATTATCTGTACAAATACAACAATTGTCTTGAATTATTATGTCTTTAAGTGATCTAACATTTTCGTAACTAACCTTTACAGGGTCCCAAAATGAATCTGGAACATACCCATCGGCAACATAAATTCCAGGCGTATACATAAATGGATCAACAAGGATATCGTAAAGCCTGTTTTCAAATAATCCCCGCTCGTAAAGTAAATTTGAAAAGGTAGTATTTAAATCTTCTTCTGTTTCAATTTCTTCTGGTATTTCATCATCGGTGTAATAATTAATTTCTATAAAAGAAGCTAAATTTGGTGTTCGTGAATCCATTAAATTAAGTTTAGTTTTTTTATTTTTTCTTTAAACTTTAATGTAAAATTTTTTGTTTTTAATTCTTTTTGGTTGAATTCGCTAAAGTGTTTATAAATTAGTTCGAGTTTATCAATGTTATTGCCCAAAGACCCAATTATATTTTTAATGAATTCTTCTTGTGATTTTTTAAGTACTTTTTGTTTGACCAATTCAGAATTTAAAAATTTTTTAATGTACAGTATATCCATGATATCAATTGAGTTTACTTTGTTTAGATTTATTTTGTTGATTATTTTTTGATTATTCAGATAAATGTTGTACCTATTGTTTATACAACTCGTTCTTATATTTTTATTTGGTTTATCGCTCCTCGAATAGTAACTTGGAATAATCAGTGAATTTAAACAATGTGATTCTGGTATAAATGTCCTGGTCGACTCGAATGTATCTGAAAATAAGGTTTCTCCTAAACTTATAGCTTCAGCTGATTTTGCGATATCATGGATATTGTCATTGTATTCCAAGTAATTTTCATGGACAAGATTACTTATCATAAATCCATCTGTTTCATACATTTTAAATATTTCATTGAATTGAATTTCTTCGTTGCTAAACAAAAATTCCAAGAAATTGAAAATACTAAGGTCTGTATCTTTATAAAAAGAATCTATAAACTCATTAACCGAAGAATTTGTATGTTCCTTTAAAAATCCAAGTGTATTCAAAAGAAGTCTTTTGTCACTTTTACACTTTCTTATAATTTCATTTAATTGTTGGTCCGTTAATGGAAACTTAAAACTCTGAATCCATGTTTTTAAACTTCCAAACGGAATTTCATTAATATAATAAGTTTCATGTAATTTTTTGAGATCACTTAATTTAGATCCCTTTGAATCCGAACTTATTACAATTATAGGTGGAACGGTAAATGGACACACAAGATCATTAAGAAAAAGTTTAAGTTCCTTTTTATTTTCAATTCTCGATTCATGATTTCTAAGTAAATTTAAATTGGTTATATCGGATATAGTCAATAAATCGGTTTGCCCATTTTGGTATTCATCAATAAGTAACAATTTTTTTTGTAAACTTTGTCGTTTTATAAAAAAACTTGTTGAAGAATACTCAGAAAATAAAAAAATGTCTCTCAAAAGCTCCTTCTTTGTTTTCTCACCCGATTTTACAGAATAAAGTTCAATTGAATTTTCTCTACAATAACTTTCAACCAAAGTTGTTTTTCCACAACCTGTCGGTCCGATAAGTAAAAGTATTTTATTATTATTTTTCAAAAACCATTCATTCAAGACATAAGCACAGTTTTCTAAACCGACAAGGTCATTTACATTTAATTTATGTGTTTGGGGTACAAAATCGGGAATAAGTTTTTGGTGAGCTGAAAAAGGTGATAAATTACGATCCCGTTTTTTTGAAACTACGCTTTCAATACCCTTATCAGTCGGTTTGAATGCCAGTTTAACCATTTTAATTTAAAATAAAATAATACTTTAAATTAAATGGATGATTTATTATCAAAGGACCGTGTATGGAACTTGATTAAGAAGTATATTTATTTGGTGGTTTTTTTACTTATTTTATTAATTTCACTTATAATAATGCTACTGGCTTTATGTACAATTATTTTATTCAAATTAAATGTTAAACCAAATTTGACTTAAAATACATTTCCAGTTGACTTAAAATACATTTCCAGTTGACTTAAAATACATTTCCAGTTGACTTAAAATACATTTCCAGTTGTCTTAAATTCACTTTGTTTATAAAATTTTCTTCTTTTGAAATATTGACCCTTAAAAATTGAAAATGAATCTACAATATCTATAACAACGGGTTCATTTTTATTTTTTTGCCTAAGAATCCTCCCAACTGCTTGTTCGACATCTGATTTAGGTGTTGCGAGGATAAGCGTATCTAATTCAGGAACATCAAAACCTTCACCTGAAGCTTGGTAAGTTCCTATAATAACAGAACAATTTACACTTGTTTCTCTTGTTTCAGTTGTCATTCCACCCAGGTAAACACCCGCCGAAATACCATACAGATTTCTCAACAACAATTCACAATGTTCCCTACGATCAGAAAGTACAAGTATTTTACGATCTTCCTCGAGATACTTCTTAATGGTATTTATAATTAGCTCATTTCGTTCTTGTTTTTTTGTAAGGTTTGTAATCATAGCCGGGTTATTGATCTTACCTAATCGGTTGTATTCTTCTGTGTAACCAGTAGTATCATTTGATATAAATCTAATACTTGGTTTATTTGTTTCTCTCTTTATAGTTATTATTTGAGGACCTAAAAACCAATAAATGACCTTAGAAAGTCCATCTTTCCTTTCAGGAGTTGCCGAAAGACCCAAAAGGTATTTTGTTTGAACTTTATAAAAAATACTTGAAAATGTTCTCGAACTGATGTGATGACACTCATCCGATTGTAACATTCCATAACTTTTGAAGAAGTCTTTTGGGTAATTTCTATTTACAATTGTTTGAATCATACCAATGGAGATATCAACATCCTCTGTTTCACAGCGTTCTTGTCTGATGATACCAATACGAGCATCAGGTAAAAACTGTTTAATACGAGCTACCCACTGTTCAAGTAAAAACTCGGCATGAACAACTATAAGTGTTTTAACTTTCATTAATTCAATTAACTTCAAAGCGACTACAGTTTTCCCAAGACCGGTGTCCAAAGAAACAAGCCCCCCTCCATGTTCTTCAAATGCTTTCAGTGTAAAATCAATGGTCTTTTCTTGGATGTCTCGTAAAGTTCCATTGAATGTAAGGTTTATATTTTCACCCGGCGAAAGTGTATTTTTCTTGGGTTTTCCATATTTTTCAATTCCATAAAATCTCGGGATATAAACATTATTTTTAGATAAACGGTAAACAGGAAATGCCGATTCATTAGAGGGAAAATTAGGATTCTCCAAGGGTTTTACAGTAAGCTCTTGGCGAATATTTTCTAAAAAGTGTGGTGGTAAAGTTTTTAGCGGGATACTATAACCCAATGGACCTATCTCGGTTTCCATCTTTTTAGGTTTAATACCTTTTATTTTTTAAGTTGGTTACTTTAATGAAGAAAGTACTTAAATTATTTGACGAAATAATAAATATAGTAGTTCGTAATTACGACATTATAAACCACGAAACAGCGCTTTATAATGTTGTAAGATGTGTTAAATCAATTTTCACGGATCCCAAAACATTTGAATACATTTTTCAAAAGTATTATTCTTACGACCGCAGTCCATACATAACGGCTTATTCACACTTTATGAATTGTTTATATTCAGGTTATGAATTTGATGAAACAGTAGAAATAATTTCAGAAGGTATAATTATACGAAAACTTAATGAAAAACGAGGTGTTCTTGTTTACTAAAAAACTTGTTTACTAAAAAACTTGTTTACTAAAAAACTTGTTTACTAAAAATCCAATAGATAATTGAGATTTTCTATTTGTTGGATATTGTCTACAGATTCATCTTCAAGTAGATCAACGGCTGACATACTTAAATTAAAAACATTCTTTTGACCAAGAAACGAATCTATGAATGTGTAGTCAAAATAAGAAATACCAATAAGACCGACTCCATTTACCAAACACCTATGTTTAAGAGAAATAAGTGTTTCTTTATCTATATAAATACTAAACTCGAAATCATCGCATTTATTTATTTTGGCGTTCATTCCATGTATATCGGGGTATCTTTTGTTTACTTGTTTATATTTTTCTAAAAATTCTATACACTTGTTGGCCGGTTCCTTCGATAAAAATGAATAAATGTACTGTTTTTCATTAAACAAACCTGAATAATAACGATGTTCTGGTGACCACCATGAACTGGGTTCTTCTAATATTTCTTTACGCCGTATAACATTTATTATAGGTGGTTTTTTTACTTTGGAATATGTTTTGAAGTTTGTAGGTGCGTTAATCATCATTGCTTCTTGTTACTTTGGTTCTTGTACTTTAAACAATTAAATTTTTAAATTGATTTTAAATATTTTATTTCTTTGTTTAAACTCTTTAAAGTAGAACTAGCATAATTACGGTTACCAAACCCATTGCTTGGCACATCAACAACTCGTAAAATTTCCGATCTACAAATGGGGCATGGAACTCTAATTGTACCAGAGCTTCTTTTGGAATCAACCCATAATTTAACACATGTACAATGAAAAACATGCCCGCAACTATAAAGCATACAAACACTATCTTGGTTAAGTGGATTTAAACAAATATGACAATCATCGCCTAAATCAACCTTTGATATATTCTTTTCAACGAAACCAGGTGGTACTTCTACTTGCTCAGTTTCAGTTCTTCTTCTCAGATTGCGGCGCATACCCACAGAGGGTTCCTCGTTTTCAGCCCTAACCCTTCTACGAGATGGAGCTCCTGGTGCCTGTGTTTGTTGTTGTATCATTTCCCGTGAGCTTGGACTCCCTGGTGGTGACCTGTTCGAGGGACCGGCACCGTTTCTAAAATTTAAAATACCACCTCTAAAAATGTTCATGATCCGTTCGTCTGCTTCTTCACTAGACAACACTAATATCGATGGATCATTTCTGGCCATATTAACCAAAGCAACCAGAGCAGCTTCTTGTTCTTGTTGATTAGATGTTAAACCAAAAAGTAAATTAGTAAATCGTGAGTTATTGGCTATTCTACTAATAATATTAGCGAGGCGTTGGTCTAAAAATTCAAGATTTTCGAGGTCTTCTGTTGTAATTGTGTTTTCAAGTATTTGTCTAACTAATTGAGGTAACAATGGACGATAACTCATTTTATTAATAATAATATTTTAATTAAAAAATAATTGTTAAGTGTAAATGGGTTCTTCACAGGATGACTATTCCAAGAATGGGATGCAAACTCGCGTTTGGGGCCCAGCTGGCTGGGTGTTTTTACATTGTATAGCTCAGAATTACCCACAAGAACCTACAAGTGCCCAAAAAGAACATTATCGTTCATTTTTTAGACTGGTAGGCACAGTTTTACCCTGTAGGTATTGCCGTGAAAGTTACCAACAGTTTATTGATGAACCCGGTACAATTTTAGATGACAATGTAATGAAAAGTAGAGCAACTTTCAGTAAATGGCTATTTGATGTTCACAATAAAATAAATAAAAAACTCGGAATTAAGGAATCTATAACATTTAAACAAGTAACCGATAAATACGAATCATTCAGAAGTAAATGTACAAAAAGCCCTGTAGTAACGGAAGTAAAGGGGTGTACAAATCCGTCGAAAAAAGGATCACTTCGTAAAAAATGTGAAATCAAATTTGTCGATGTAGATGAAAATGGAAATCGGTTTTCTTTTGGTAAGTCCAATAAAAAAACAAAGTCCAATAAAAAAATAAAACTCATTTCCATAAAAAAGTCAACCAAACAGGGTAAAAAATACACCGCCACATTCGAAAAAGATGGAAAAACAAAAATTATACACTTTGGTTCTGCTGGAATGAGTGATCTCACGAAACACAAAGACATAACAAGACGCAACCGGTATATTTTTCGTCACCACAAAGACTTAGGGACGGGTGACCCGTCTCGTGCTGGTTATTTAAGTATGTTTATTCTTTGGAACAAACCAAGTTTAAAAGCAAGTACATCCGATTATCGTAGAAGACTTGGTATATATAACAGCACCGGTAAATTCCCGACTAAAATTTCTGGTTATAAATCACCCGAGAAAAAATAAGTTAAGTTTTATTTACATCTTTTCTCATTTAAAACGCCCATTTTTTACACCTTTGCACATTTAAAACGCCGATTTTTTAAATATTTAAAATTATGTTATAATATTATTATAGTAAATATATAATGAATGAAGAAATAAATAAGTTAAAACTTGAAATAGAAGAACTTAAAAATAAGAATAATGAATTAGAAGAAAAATTAA